GAAGAAGAAAACGATGAAGAATACGAAGATGATGACGACGAAGCAGAAGACATGCGAGCAGTTAGTGTCGCTGCACCTGTATTTATGCGGGCTGCAGCAAGGCGTGGATTAAAGTTCCACGAAGAAGGACATAGCGGTGACGGATTACTTCCGCAAACTGTTGAAGACGCAAGAAAAATGAGCAACGGTCAAGTGTCCGAACAAAAATGGCGCAAAATCGGTCCATGGATTGCACGACATTTAGTTGATTTAGACGCACCAAAAAATAGCAACCCGAACGACCCGCAATATCCAGGTGCTGGTTTAGTTGCGCACCTTCTTTGGGGAAGCGGTCCGTCAAAAAGTCAAGCGCAAAGAGCACAAGCATTTGCCGAACGGGTAGTCGCACGGCTTGACAATAAAGAAGAACGGGCTGACGCACCCGCCCCACCAAAAGACCAAATCAAAGGTTCGGACAAAAACGAACCGGGTAGCGCATCAAACAAAAGTGGTGGCATTGAAATAAATAAAGCGACCGAAACTGCGTTGCAAAATAAAGTAACCGAACACAACAAAAAAATGGCTGACGGCGACAGACCGAATTGGACTCGGGTAAGGCTCGGTGCGTTAAAAGCGGTTTATCGTCGTGGCGCAGGCGCATATTCAACAAGTCACCGCCCAGGTATCGGCAGAGCGCAATGGGCTATGGCACGAGTAAACGCTTTCCTTGTATTGGCGAGAACAGGCCGACCAGCAAATCCGAAATATGTTGGCGACAACGACTTACTTCACCCCGACCACCCGAAATATTCTAAAGGCAGTTAAGTAACTGATATTATGATTACACTAAAAACAGGTGGTGAAAAATGAGCGACGAACAAATTGAAAATACAGTCGGTTGGGTAAGCGTTCCGCAACCAAACGAAGCACGAGTTATTGCGTATTCCAATCTCGAATGTCGCACAACACGGGACGGCAACACGCTCGTAGGTTATGCAGCGATTTGGGATTCGCCTTCCGAGCCACTTCCTTACACAGAATTTGTCCGCCGTGGCGCATTTAGTAAAACTATAAATGATGGCGCAGATGTCCGTTTGTTGATTGACCATGTCGGCGTTCCGCTTGCCCGAACGAAGTCTGGCACTTTACATATTGAAGAAGATGAAAAAGGTTTGTTGGTTGAAGCCGACCTTGACCCAATGAATCCCGATGCAGCCCGAGTTATTTCAGCAATGGGTCGTGGCGATATGTCGCAAATGTCGTTTGCTTTTAGGGCTATACAAGACGATTGGAGTACAGACCGCAAAGTGCGAGAGTTGCGAGAAGTACAACTTTATGATGTGAGTGTTGTAACTTTCCCTGCTTACGAAGAAACTGTTGCGGAAATTAGAAGCGCAGGATATAGTCAAGTTGTTGAGCAAGTTGCCCCACTTCGTTTGCGGAACGCAGAAGTGCAGATTGCGAAACACCGAAGCCGATAGTCAGCCGTCGCAAGGCACTGACAACTTCACTTGGGATAACTAATAGACCCACGATTGGAGAAATAAAAAATGTATTCAGCAAAACTAAAAGAACAACGCAGTGCACTTATTGAGAAGGCTCAAGCCATTGTTGCTAAAGCAACGACTGAGCAACGAGATTTGACTGCAGACGAAGACAAAGAAATTGTTGACTCGTTGAAGTCGGCAGAAGAACTTGATGGTTCAATTCAGCACCACGAAGAACTTGAAGCACGTTCGGCGGAAGCAGCGAAAGTCCGTGAAGAACGTGGACTTAAAGAGTCGGCAAGTACTCGAGTTGTAAGCGAGCCACGAACATACTCACCAAACGCCCCGACATCGTTCATTCGTGACGCATATTCGGCGCAATTCAACAACGATTACGAAGCACAACAGCGTCTTGCTCGCCACATGAGCGAAGAACGCATTGAGCGCCGTGATGTAACAAGCGCAAACTTTGCAGGCTTGGTCGTTCCGCAATTCTTGACCGACCTCGCAGCACCATTCGCTCGTGCAGGTCGCCCTGTTGCGAACGCAGCAAGGAAGCACCAACTTCCAGATGCAGGCTTGACATTGAGCATCAGCAAAGTAACGACTGGAACAGCCGTTGCAGTACAAACTGAAGGTGCAGCAGTTCAAGAAACAAACATGGACGACACCAAGTTGGACATCACAGTTCAAACTATTGCCGGTCAGCAAAATGTGAGTCGCCAAGCCATTGAGCGTGGAACGAACATTGATTCGCTGGTAATGACGGACTTGGTTTCGGCATACCACACTTTCTTGGACAACAAAGTGGTTGCACAACTTCGTACCGATGTCGCTGCGGGCGGTAATGTCGTGACATTTACTGACGCTTCACCAACAGTTGCAGAGTTGTACCCAAAAATTGCAGACGCAATTCAGAAGGTTCAAACAACTTTCTTTGCTGGACCGAACGTAATGATTATGCACCCACGCCGACTTGCTTTCATTTTGGCAGCAGTTGACGGTCAGAACCGACCATTGGCTTTGCCACAATCAAACAACCCGCAGAACGCAGTTTCTGTAGGTAGTGGCACACCGCAATACGGCAACAGTGGCTATTCAATTCTTGGATTGCCTGTAATTACTGACGCCAACGTAAGCGTGGTGGAAGGTCCAGGTACCAACGAAGACAACATTTATGTTGGCAACATGCAAGAACTTCACCTGTGGGAACAGGGTTCGGGCGAGCCAATGATGTTGCGCTTTGAGCAACCGAAAGGTTCTGAACTTGAAATCCAAATGATTGTCTACGGATACAGCGCATTTACTGCGAACCGTTATCCGAAAGCATGGTCAATCATTGACGGAACTGGTTTAGTAACTCCGACTTTCTAAGCGGACTTTGATAGGCTTGGGAACTAGCGGACTCCGCTTCCGTTAGTTCCCACCCTTCAAGGAGAGAAATGAATAACAAAATTGAAGCCCTTTTAGCAGAACGACAAGGGTATGTAATTCGTAACCTTCCGCTTCGGGTGGCACTCGTTGACGCTATGTTGCGCAAACTCGGTCACGATTTAGAAGCCCGTGAAACGGCATCTATTGAAACCGACACAGAAACCGCCGTTGCCCCGAAGGCTAAACGAAAAAGAGTTCAATAAATGGCAATAACCAACGGCTATTGCACCTTAAACGAAGTCAAATCGGCTGCCCGAATTACTGACAACACCGATGATGTTTTGTTGGAGAACTGTATCGAAGCAGCTTCTCGCCGTATTGACGGGTTCGTAAACCGTTTCTTTTACCAAATAAGCGCAACCATTTCCCTTTATTTGACTGATACGAACGTCGTTGGACCGTACGCTTACAACCAATACACGCTCAGTATCCCCGACTTGTACTCAATAACTACCTTAAAAAGCGACGATGACGGCGACGGCACATTCGAAACTACTTGGACACAGAACACCGACTACCGGCTAGAACCGCTTGATACTGTTTTGCAAACACGCCCATACAACAAAATTATTGCTATCGGCGCAAAGTCTTTTCCCGTAATTTTTCAACCACCAATGCCAGGTATGCAAGTGCAAGGCGTTTGGGGTTGGCCTGCAATCCCTGACGATGTGCGTGAAGCAGCGATTATCATGTCGCTTCGTTTGTTCTCTCGGTACAACTCGCCGTTAGGTGTGCTTGGCTTCGGCGAAATGGGTGCGGTAACTGTTCGGGCGGTTGACCCCGATATCCGTGAAATGCTCAGTCCGTACCGAGAAATCGCTATCGCATAATGGCAGCGACACCGTCACAAGTTCTTACAGGACTTAAAAACAGGTTGGCGACTATTTCGGGGTTGCGCACATTCGATTACCAGCCTGACAATTTTCAACCACCGTTGGGCTTCCCGCTCATAAATTCAATTAACTTTCACGGCGCAATGCAGGGCGGAAACGTGGTTTATGAGTGCACTATTATGGTTGTTATCGGCAGATTTTCTGACCGCCTTTCGCAAAACTTGATGGACGGCTATCTCGCATATTCTGGTGCTACAAGCGTTCGTGCAGCGATTGAAGCAGACCGCACGTTGGGCGGAGTGGCAAACACTTTAATTGTTAGTAGGTCGGCAAATGTGCGTGGAATGACGGTCGGCGAAGCGGAATATATTTCCGTAGAATTCGCTGTAACGGTTCACGGTTAGGTATATACTCGTTTTATGGCAACATACAAAATAATTTCAGACAACACTTCATTGGGTTCTGCTGGTTCTTTTGTAGCGGACAAAGACCTGGTTGGATTGAATGTGCAGGCGTTGATTGAAGGCGGACATATTGAGCCTGCTACAAAGTCAGTTAAGCAAGAAACAAAAGAAAGCGACAAATAGTTATGGCACAAATCGTTTTGACAGATGTAGTAGTTACAATCAATTCAGTTGATTTGAACTCACGAGCAACAAATGTAGTTATCAACTACGAAAAGGAAGCCGTTGAAGTGACGGCGTTCGGTGACAATAACCGCAAATTTATTGCTGGACTTGGCAACATTTCGGTTGATGTTGAATTGCAACAGGACTTCGCTGCAGCGAGCGTAGAAGCCACAGTATTTCCGTTGGTCGGTCAGCAAACAACTATTGCTTTCAAACCACTTAATTCGGCTGTATCTGCGACAAACCCTGGCTACGCTATTGCGGGCACTTACCTTGCAGCGCATACACCTCTTAACGGAACTGTCGGCGAACTTTCAACAACTTCATTGTCGTTTCAAGGCGGAACACTTACGAAGTCAACATCGTAAATAACACAAACAGAAAGCGGAACAAATGAAACTCGGACTAAAAGTAACCTTCTCTGAAGGCGAACCGAAAAATATTACGGCACGGTTCTCGGATTTTGTTGCGTTTGAACGCACTTGGAATCGAAGCGTTGCACGGTTTGAGAACGAACTACGGCTAACCGACTTGGCTTGGCTTGCTTGGCACGCCGAAACACGGCTCAACCAAACAAAGTTGAAGTTTGACCCCGACTGGATTGCGGGCGTGGAAGAAGTAGAAGTTGCCGAAGCGGAGCGTGATAACCCTTTGGCGACGACTCCGCAAGTTGGGTCGTAGCGTCAATCGCTTGCGAAACAGGTATTGCGCCTTCGCAACTTCTTGCAGAAGGTGACGCAATGCTTACTACAATGCACAACTATCTAAAGTGGCGGGCTAAACGCATAAACCGCAGGCGTTAGTATTGCCGTATGGCTCTTATAGAAATCGGCAGAATTGAAGGAATGGATAAAACTCTGCGTGATTTAAAGTCGTTTGACAAAGAATTACACAACAAAATCGTTGACGACATTCGTTCGGTTATGAACGCTGCAGCTTCTTTGGCGAAAGCAAAATATCCTGTTCAGCCGTTGCGTGGCTGGCAAAGCAAACCTGCGGTAAAACCTGTTCCGCCGAAGGCATTTCCGTATTACAACAAGGCGGAAGTGGACAAAGGAATCGAAGTTATTGTCGGCAAAAAATCAAGTAAAAGTAGACGGAGTTACAAGGTTGCAGCGTTGCGCCAAAACAATGCGGGCGGTGTGGTTTACGATATGACTGGTTCTTCGGGTAAAACGGGTGCGGGCAGGTCGCAACAATTTATCCAAAACATAACAGCGAACGGCGGTCGTGCTTCCCGTGTAATGTGGCCTGCGGTTCGGGCTAAAGAACCACAAATAATCGCTACTATTGTTGCGTCACAAAAGAAGGCGGAAACTGCGCTCAACAACGGGCTGGCTAGAGGTGTAAAGGTGTTGTAACAAATGGCAATAGTCGTACCCGTAATTACCAACTACAACGCCAAAGGCATAAACAAAGCCATTGCCGACTTCAAAAAACTTGATGGCGCAAGCGCAAAAACAGGCTTCGCACTTCGGGGAATAGACCAAGCAGCGACTGGTCTGGTTAAAGGCTTGGCTAAAGCGGGTGCAGCCGTCGGTGCGGTAGCAGGTGTCATTGGTTTTAAGTTGGCGAGCGCAGCGTACGAATCACAAAAAGTAATGGCAGCGACCGAACAGATTATCAAAACTACGGGCGGTGCAGCCAATTTGACCGCATCACAAATCGGTGGACTTTCCGAGAAACTATCCGAACAAATCGGGGTAGATGACGAACTTATCCAACAGTCGGCGAACCTTCTTTTGACGTTCAAGCAAATCCAAAACCAAGCCGGTGCGAACAACGATATCTTTACGCAATCGCTTACTTTGGCTCAAGACTTGGGGCATTTGTTCGGGTCTGCTTCGGGTGCAGCAATGCAACTCGGCAAGGCGTTGTCCGACCCAACTCGTGGCATGACTGCGCTACGCAAGGCTGGTATCAACTTTACCGAAGCGCAGAAAGAACAAATTAAAGCGTTGCAAGAATCGGGTGATTTGCTCGGCGCACAGAAAATTGTTTTGGAAGAAGTACGAAATCAAGTCGGCGGTTTGGCTGCAGCGACCGCAACGGACTTTGACCGTGCAAAAGTGGCTATCGGCAACCTTGCAGAAAAGTTCGGGTTCTTGCTTCTGCCTATGGTGGAAAAAGTCGCTAGATATATTTCTGACAAAGTTGTGCCGTTCTTTGAGAAACTCGCTGATGTTATTAGCGAGAAAGGTGTCGGTGGCGGTATTCAATTTTTGGCTAGCGAATTTTTGGGATTTACGACAAACCTTGACGGCGTAGGCGCAAAAGTGTATTTCTTGATTGCAGCGTTCGCAGCACTTAAGGCAGCAACAGTTGCTTATAGTGTCGCCGTAACTATTGCTACCGTTTTGCAAAAATCTTTTAATTTAGCGATAAACGCAAACATTATTGGCTTAGTTGTTGCAGCCGTCGTAGCGTTAGGCGTTGCGCTTGTCGCAGCGTATATGAAGTTTGAAGGTTTCCGAAATGTGGTTAATTCGGTTAT